GGTTCGGAGGGTAGAAAATGCCGCTTAGCGCGATTTATTCCGCGATCAAAACGCAGATGCAGGCGGTCTCAGGCATGGGCATCGTGCATGACTACGCGCGATGGACTCCCACCTGGCCGGGATTTCTGTCACTCTACAAAACCACCGGCGGCATAATCAATGGGTGGGCATTCGGGCGCGTAGCCATGCAGCAGCGGCACGCGTCCCTGGGAGCGATAGAGCAGGCGCACGTGATTCTCTTTCGCGGGGTGTATGGGCTGGATGACAGCGCAGCCACCGAGAAAACGTTCCAAACCCAGATAGACGCGATGGTTACAAAATTCAACGATGCCGACAATGAAGACCTGGGAGGCGCGTGCCTCACCATCAATCCGGACTGGGGGCCGATGGATGGAGCCGTGGGGCTCCAGGTGGACAGGATTGATCACCGGCTCTTCGGCACGGTGCTCTGCCATTACGCGGAGTGCCGCCTGTGCGCGATAGAGACGCTCCCGTGCTGAGACCTTACAAGGGGACAAGGAGGAGAACCAATGCCATACACACTTAAAGGTGAAAGTTTTGAAATTGTGGACGGGCCGCACAAAGGCAAAAAATTCGTGCGCGGAGTTGTTTACGAGGATGTCCCGGACAACGAAAAAAAACGGTTCACCAAAATTCTAAACCCGATTGAAACACAGTCAGATGCGCCCCGCCAGGCTTCCCATCCGGCGGAAAAAAAAGACGCCTCTGAGGTTAAGCCCAAACCCGCAGGCCAGGCTGGCAGGGCGGAGAACAGGAGGACTGGAGAATGAGATCATGGAGGACCATGCATAATTTGTTGGCCGTGAGCGCCAACGATATGGAGACGGCCATCAATACCGAGCAGGCGCTGGATACCTCGATGCTCGTGAGCATGACCGATGTCATCAACCTTGAACGCAAACGCGAATCCAACGCGAACGAGCTGACGGGCCTCGAAGAGGCCGATGCGGTTTACGACCTCGGAGCGCTTGCCACTCTCACGATGAATTTTGAAAAGGCCCAGCCGCAGCACTTCGCCTTCGGGCTCGCCTACGCCCTGGGCGTGATTACGACAGCCGCGGCAGGGGCGGGCTACGCCCACACCATCACGCCCATTGCAAATGATCTGGATAGCGCGCGCAGCAACCCCTCCTTCACGGCCGGGATGCGCTGGGGAGACACCGTGCTCAAGAGGCGGTTTGCCTCCATGTTCGTGGACTCCCTGACCGCGACATTTGCGAGAGACGCATGGGCAAAACTCGCCCTCTCCTGCAAGGGCACGGGGAAAGTGGACGACAATATCTATGAGGAGTCCCTCTCGGCCCCCGCTAATGCAGTCTCCCTCACGCTCGCCGCAAACGCGGTGCAGGGGGACGACGCGGCTGCCCGGCTCCAGAACGTCCAGCGCATCAGGGTGGAGCTGACCCCGGGGGTCTGGACCGAAGTCGCCTACAGCGCGGTAAGCGCCGCGACCCCGGCCGTCATCACAATATCGAGCGCCGGAGGCCCAGTCGACACCAAGACCTATAAAATCCTTTACATCCCGGCAGAGGCCGCCTGGTGCACATTCCCGGCAAGGACGACCGAAACCCCTCTCCGCGCAACCGACCTCACTATTTCGCTCGGCGGATCGGTATCTAGCGGAGTTTACTCGGCGGGCCGCGGGTTTGCCTGTGAGGTTGAATCCATTGATTACAGCCTCCAGAACAACCTGCAGCTTGAAATGTGCCTCGGGGGTTCCGGCACCTATGCCGACCGCGCCTTCCGTGACGGTCGAGTCCAGACGCTCAAGTTCAACCGCGAATTCCGCGACTACATCATCCAGCAACACATTGACAGCAACGACACCTTCGCGGTCAAGATACTGGCAGAGGGCGCCACGTTTGACGCCCCTCACAAGTACACGGTTCAACTATTGTTTCCTAAAGTGGCCGTCATTAACGCTCCTCTTTCGGCCAACGGAAAGCGCCTGGCCGAGGCCGGCGATTTCATCGTCCTGGAGGATAGCACCGAAGGCAGCGTGATCGCGACCGTGAAAAACCTCGTCGCCACCTACGCCGCATAACGGGGGACGTCCCTTACATTTACAGATTCAGGGAGGTAAATAAATGTACGCACTGGCAGATACCAAAAAACTGCTTCTGATCGCGACCACATCCGGGGAGGAGGTCGGGCTGCATTACCGCGAGCCCACTACCCAGGAGATGCACCACTACCAGGCCGAATCCGTCCAGAGGGTAAGAAATAAAATCCAGTTTCGGCACTCCGAGGCCCAAATGAAATTCGGAAACGCCATCCTCGAAGGGATTCGCGACGGCGACTTCGGGGTCCCGGGCCCGGACGGAAAACTCGTCCCAATATCAAGCGACCCGACCTCTCCCCAGTACCGCAAGGACTGGAAGGATTTACTCAATCAATACGCGCCCGCCGTCGTGATAGCGCTGGGCCAGTATGTGTTCGGCGGTACCGAGGCCCTGGCCAGCGAGGGCAAAGAAGACGAGGCTGAACCCCTCGGAAAAAACTAGCCGAAGATCTGCGGGCGCTGCGGGCGGGAATTTGCGATGAATCGGAGCAGGCAAAATGCGAGGAAGAAATGGGTGCGGACAGCCCCGAGCTCGAATGGGCCTGCGAGAACTGCCCCAAAACGCGCGCCTCGGATCTGCACCCGTACACGTTCAAACTGTTAACGATCCGGCGCCTCAGACAGGCGGGATACCCGCTTGAGGCAAACGATCTCACTTACGAAGAATGGCTCGATCTCGGGCAGGTCCAGGAGGCAATGTCCCCCGGATTCTGCCCCCTGATGGGAGGAGGCGGAAGTGGCTACCCCTCTTAAAATAGAGATACTCGTTGACGACAAGGGCACGGTCCACGTCCGCAAATTCGCTTCCGAGACAGAAAAAGCGACAGAAAAGGCCTCCGCTGGCTTTAGAAAGGCGGGCCGCTCCATTGACGACATGAGCCGAAAATTCGTCTCGGCGTTTATATCGGTGGCCGCAGCATACAAGGGCCTTGACCTCGCGCTTGCCGCCGTTAAGGCCTCCTCCGCGCTGGAGGAGGTATCAAGCAAATTCAGCGTAGTGTTTGCGGGTATGGAGGCGCAGGCCGAATCCTGGGCCCGGACGCTGGTGGGCTCCTACGCCATGAGCGAGCGGGAGTCAAAACAATATCTCTCCTCCATCCAGGATCTGCTTGTCCCTATGGGCATGGCCGCAGACCAAGCCGGTGCCATGAGTTTTGAGGTCACCAAACTCGCGGCCGATCTGGGCAGCTTCAATAACGTCCCCACGGCCAAGGTCATGGACGACATCCAGTCCGCCCTGGTTGGGAACTACGAAACCATGAAAAAATACGGGACGGTCTTAAACGAATCAACCGTCCAGCAAGAGGCCTTAAGAATGGGCCTCGCCGCCACAAAAGACGAGATCACGGCCTCAGACAAGGCAGCCGCCGCCTACCAGTTGATCCTCAAATCCTCCGCCGCGGCCGTGGGCGACATGGCCCGCACGATGGACGGCCACGCAAACCGGATGAAGCAATACTCGGCCAGCATGGAAGGCCTGTCCGCCGCCATCGGCGAAATACTCATGCCCTGGATGGACAGGCTCATCGTAAAGGCCACGGAAGTCGCAGACGCGCTGCTCATCATGCTCGACCCGCTCAAGGCGGCCAGTATGAGCCAGGTTAAAGACGCCATAACCGAGGTGGAGCTTCAAATTGCCAAACTCAGGGGAGTACTGTCAGGCGATGATTTTGCCGACAAAGCCCTTGGCTGGCTGCCAGGCTACATCACCCAGAATGAGGCCCTCCTGGAGCTCGCGAAGGCAGAGGAAATGCTCGCGACACTTAAAACCCGCCTGGGCGAACTTGAAGGCGCCGAAAAAACCGCAGGAAATAGCCTGAAAACTGCAGGCAGCGCGGCGAACAAAACCCTGGAAGACACCACAGCCGCCGCCCTCACCGCATCCGTCGCGGTAGCTGATCTTGCCGAATCCCTCAAGGAAGAGGCCGCGGATGCAGCCCTCCTGGCCGGTGCTAGCTCATCGGAGGAGTATCTCATCTACCAGATGATGGGTGAGATTGACGCAGCCATAGACGCCTCAGCAAAATCCATCGACAAGATGAATCAGGAAGCCGTCACGAAAACCGAAGCTGCTGCTTCTGAAA